GTCGTCTTCTTGACGCTCGTCTGGTAAAATTGTTGCCATTATTAAACTCCGTACCTTAGTATTATGGAGGTTTATATTATGTAAGGGTTCAACACACCTATGAATTTGCCTTACGTTCTTGTTGCAGTTTCTGCTCTAGTTTCTTGACCCAACTGTCGGAGATGACGCCATTCCGCTTTTCAGTCCAAGTCCCGAAGGAAGACAACTGCTTTACTGCTAGCAAACCACACTCATTGCAGTCTACTTCTTTAGTGTCGCTACTAACGAATCGTTCACTAGTATGTCCAGCTTCACATTTGAAATCAAACAAAGGCATCTCACTCAGCGCCTAGGTTGTCGTATGCGTCACGGACTTGCTCTTCTAAGTTTAGCAACGAAGCGATGACATAAAGTTGTCCCTTCCTAAAGAAGAGGTCTTTTTCATCTTTCGTTCCTTCTACTGAATTAATGCCTTTGGAGTTAGTAAGCAGGTCTTCGGATAAAGTCTTCCAACCTGATGTACGAAACATCGAAAGCATATCTTCGTAGTATTTTTCTAGTTCTTTGTCTGTGTCAGTCATTAACTGTTTCTCCTTAAAAGGACAGTTTGTTATAAGTTAAAGTACAAGTTAAAGTATACTAAAGCATACTATAGTACTATTATAACATATTTACAGTCAAATGTCAAGAACTATTTTATCTTTTTTTACCTTTGTGTAAACCATGCTTGGCGTGTTGCTTGCCTTTAGCAGTGGCTTCTCTCTTCTTCTTGTTAGCGGCTGCTAGTTTCTTCTTGCCCGCTGCGGTAGACTTTAGCTTGTCAATCGTCTTCTTAGGAGCGTACACTTCACCAGTCTTGCCCGAAGGTTTACCACTAGGTGTTGTCCATTTCTGCTTAGTCCACTTCTTCAGGGACTTCTGGGACTTCTTCAAAGCCATTACTTGTAACCTCCACCCTTAGCCTTGTATTCCTTGGCTAACATCTGTGCCTTCCGTGCAGACCATTGTCCAGCCTTACCACCCTTAGTTCCTGCCTTAATTCTGTTGAACAGGTTCTTACGCATGGTAGGCTTGGTGTAGTTACCTGCCTTGTTTACCGTTGACTTCTTCTTAGCGGCAGGCATGATTACTTCTTCTTTTTCATTTTGGAGGGCTTGCTGTAAGCTACTTTCTTACCAGTTTTCTTGGCTGCTTTCTTAGCTGCTGCCATGCCTGACTTAGTGTATGAATATGATTTTCCACCTACTTTTGGCATTGTACTTCTCCCGTTACCATTTAGTTTTATCAGCCCAATATGCCGCTGACATCTTACCTTTGGCTATGTTCTTACCATGTCTAGCTTTAAAACTAGCACGTTTCTTCTTCATCTTGTCCGACTCACCTGCTTTAGGCTTACCAGCAGTCTTAGCTCCTTGCTCTCCAAAGCGGATAGTCTTAACCTTGTCACCCTCCTTGGCAACCACTACATGACTCTTCTTAGGATGACCGGGGGTTCTTTTTGGCTTATTGAACCCCGATACTCCTGCGCGTTTAAGCCTTGGGTCTGGTTTTTTTGCTGGCACTAGGAGCCTCCTTAGTGTTGACTTGTTCTTGTAGTTTGTCTACTTTTTTGTTGACTTCCTTAAATGCTTCGTTTATCTGTTTAAGTACGTCGTTGAACTGTCGCTCTGTAATCATTGTGGCAATTGTCCCATATTAGGTTGCATTGGTGGTCGTGCTTGTGGTTGTGCCTGTGGTGCTGGTTGCTCTACGTTGCCTTCCTTGACGGCTACCTCACGCTCCTTGAGTAGCTGCTTAGAGATTTCAAGGCGACGCTTAAACTCTTTGTCGTCCGCATCCCCTGCGTCTAGGTTAGCTGTTACAGCCTTAATACGGTCAATCTCAAGCTCTTGTGGTACAGCCTGTGCTTCAGCCATAGCCTTCGCAGCGCGTGCCTGAGACTCTTGAGCCTGTCCGTTAAGGGCAGCAGTCTGTGACGCTTGGAACTGCAACTGAGCTTGCTGTGAAGCCTGTTGAGCCTGTTGTGCTTCTGGGTTAGGCTGATTGGCTTGGTCAAGCTTGGCAATAAGTTCTTCACGGTTGGACAAGTTCATGTTCTCAACAATGGACTTAACCAGCTCAGGATACATTGGGGTATCCGGTGACATAGTCTGTAGTAGCTGTACAAGCTGTGTAACTTCATACTCACGGGCAATAATACCTAGAGAGCTAGATACGTCAAACTTGTAGTCAGCCACTGGGTACAGCTCAGGCTCAAACTGCATATAGCGATGCGCAGCCTTGGTTACCAGAGGAATAATAAACGACTCTTGGAAGTTAATCAATGTGCGCTTGTGACGCTTAATGATAGCGCCTAGGCTCATGGAGATGCCCGCTGCGGTACTTTCTCCGTTGATACTACCAGCAACACCGGCTGAATCAATAGCGCCTGTAGCAGTCTGTACCATCTGCTGTAGGGACGCTGCCTGTGCAAAGGTAATCTGTGAGACCTGACCAAAGTTAAATGGCTGTAGGACTTCCGCAGGGTTACCGTTGGTTAGGATTACTTTACCCGGACGTACTTCAGGTTTAGCACCACGAGGCATACGGGAAGCATCCATAGCAAGCATGGGATGTACAGTAAGGGCAAGAGCGTCGATTCTAGCGCGTAGTTCTGCGTCTAACGCCTTCTGAGAGTTGTAGCCTTTCTCACATACTCCTCGACCCCAGAAACGGCTAGGAACGACATCCCAAGGGAATGCGATAACAGGACGGTCACCCATCATGTAGGGGTTTCTCTCAGCCTTCAGGAGAGTACCACCATCAGCAATAACAACGATAGCCTCAACGTAGTAGCTATCCTCACCTTCTTCGTCCTCGGACAACGTTACAGCTTCTTCCTCGGCGTCTGGGTCAGACATAGCTTCGTCCAGCAAGTAGCGAGGTACAAGGCCGTAGTACTTAGTAAGACGTACTTTGTCGTCATCATAGGTAGTAGTTAGCTCGTGGTCAGGCTCAATGTCAAAGTCAGGGGCTGCTGTACCTACGTCTGCTTCACGATAGACACCGTCTTCCTGCAACTGCTCCACAACGTGACGTGATACGAACTCATCAATAGCAACACCCAAGGCATTCTCTATAGAAGTGGCTACGGGGTCGATAAGGAAGTTCTGAGGCATTACGGGGTTAAGCTTAACGCAGGTACGGTCTGTAATGTTGACACCGACAGCAGTCAATTCACCGCCCATGACAGGCTGTGTGGCTGGTTTCATTTCCTTTTCGGTAGTGAGTTCAATCTCAGCAATACCTGTGCCGAATACGGCTGCATTAATAAGACACTCGGCTACATTCTTACGAATTTTGTTACGTTTAAAGTCTGATTCAAGGCCAGTACGTAGGACTTGTATGTCCATCTTCTCTGTGTCGCCTGCATCGTCCGTAATATCGAACCACTTACCACGACCGAAGGTAGCTTCCTCCAGTTCCGCTACGGAAGACTCCACAGCCTGCTGTAGTGCAGGGGAAATAATCTTGGAACGCTCTGATTGTCGTGTTTTATCCTCTGAAGACCACTGACCACGCCACAGGCGGTAGTATTCATCAAACTTTTGGGAGTAATTAGCCTCGAAATGGTCACGCCAGTCGGTGCATTTTGATTCTACCCAGTCTTCTAAGCGTTCTAGTTGGAACTGTTCTTTGTCTAACATAGTTTAATATCCTGAATAGTAGTCAGTAAATTCATATTCGTCTTCCTCAAAGTCAACAGCATAGGCTATCTGTGCTAACTGGTCTATATAAGCCAATGAGTCAATTAAATCGTCATGTACTAACTTGTTGGGGAACTGAAATAGCTCATCTAGGAACTCAGTGTTCCACTCCCCTTTGTTAAGTACAAGGTTACCGTGTTCAAATCTACCCTGCAACGCCCATACAATACGGTCTACCTTACGTTTGTTGCCGTGGGTTAGCTCCTCTACGCGGAAGAACCTTTGGTTTTTCTTCATTAAGTCGTTTAGGTAGGGATAGACAGCATTCTTCAATGCCCCTTTCTCAATCCCTACGGCTGCTGGTTGATAGTCTCGGACTGCCTCAAAGATTTTTCTGGCGGTCTTTTCGACGCCCCAGCGCCCATGTATGATATTAGCAACCCACCAGCCTTCAGTGTTTGCTTTAACCACAGCAATTGACGTTTGGTCAAGTCGTTTGGTTTTAGTTGTTGCTTTTTCAACATCCGCAAATCCTGCCAAGTCAACTGCAATATAAAACTGTCCGTCCTCCGGTTCTTCCTCGGAGAACTTAACGTGTTCCTCCTTAAAGAGTTCACCACCCGCTGCCTCGAAGGACGCCATGAACTCCTGTCGGAAGGAGAAGGCTGACATCGACTTCTTAGCTGCCTCAATCTCTGCGTTGTCCAGCAAGGGATTATCATAGCTTGTAAAGTGGTAACCCTGCCAGTCATCATCCTCCGCAATACTAGCGTACTGATGCAGGTCATAGAAGTGGTTACGACCCATAGGCGTACCAATAAACAACGCATCACCCTTCAAATCCGCCAAGGCAGGTCTTAGGATTTGTTCCCAGACCTCCGGCTTCATATCGGCATACTCATCCATTACGAGGTAGTAGAGGCTGACACCACGCATAGTCTCTGGCCTATCAGCACCCTTCAGGGCGATGGTAATACCGTTGACTAGCTTTATCTGTAGGTTGTTTACATGGCTGGAACTAATAACTGGATGACCAACCTCCAACAAAGCCTGCCACATAATGTCCCTAGCCTGACCCTGTGTAGGGGCAACATAGAACACCTGTCCACGTTTTGCTTCCAACCCTTTAACAATTAACTTCCAAGCAGCGTAGCGAGACTTACCTGTACGACGACCCGCAGCGACAACCTGAAAGCGCTTATTGTCCGCCCACACCTGCTGTTGCCAAGGTAATAGAGAAATATTGAGGTCAGTCAAGTTAGTAAGTCCACATTACGGGTGTAGCGTTAGAATCACCACTAGCCCTGTCGTCCACATGGATAAATGTACCAGCCACTCCAATGCCAGCAAACCCAAGGGCGATTGCCTGTTCAATAATCTTGTACTTTTCTTTTCCGCTAATAGCTCTGATGTCCGCTGCAATACCTTGGGCATGTGTTCCGGGTTTCCTCTTTGCTCTCTCAATAGTGTGGTTAGGGCTACGATAGCCACTAGTAATCACAAAGGGAAAACCACAGGCTTCTCGCAGTAGGTCGAGTCTCTCTAAAAACTCTGGTTTCATTTCATTTTCATTTGTTTCTTGACAGTTGAACTCACTCAAGGCAAAGTACTTAGGGTTATACATCGGTGAACTCTCCATCAATAGCTTCATTGTCTTGTTGTTCTGTATTCTCAGAGATAACAGTAGTCTCACCCCCGACACCAGTGATTGATATATTAATACCACCCTTGGCTCCTCCAGCTTTATCCTTTTCAAAGTAGCTGGCTGGTAAGACTCTATCCATTACTAGCTTCCATGCGGCTGCCTGATTCTTATGGTCATCGTCTAACGCTGCATCAAAGATAGACTCTAACACCCTCGCTGACTTAGGGGACGTTAGCATCCTTGACTTGTATTCATTGATTATCGCTGCGTCACCCTTTGGGCGACCCCTCGTGCCAACGGTTCCCCGCTTGCGTGAGACAACCTCAGACTTGGGTGGACGACCTCTACGTTTCTTAGTGACGCCGTCTTTTTTATTTTCGGTAGACAAAAAATCTCTCCTTAGGTTACCTAAGTATACTTTAGTATACCTTAGACCTCGTTAGGTTTATACTTTGTTTATATTCTTTAGTTAGTAACAAAACAACAAACTAAATTAAACTAATCTATACTATAGTACTATTATAACATATTTCTTTAGCTTTGTCAAGCTTTATTTTAACTAATTTACCTATCAACATTAAAGGATATTCTGTTGTCTCCCTACGTACCCGCCGAACCCCAATAAAATCAATGACTTAGGCTTACTTATGTATACTTATGGTTATTGCCTTTTATGTTACTTATGGTAACACTTATTGTCCTTTTTCCAAATAGCTACTTTTTTGTATCTAGGGGGTTACCGTAACAATACCGCAGCACGCCAGCACCCCCCGGCCCCTGCAAAAGTTATCCACAGGTAATCCACAGGGGCAGAGTTATCCACAGGCAGACACAAGTTATCCACAAGGGGCGAGTGTGAGTGTGCTATAGGATACCTATTGGATGCCTAGCACATCCTGTATACTACTGTCCACATATATTCTATACCCAATTAGCATATAGATTGCATGGGTTATAACTAAATGATTCATAGCATTTAAACGCCCACAATTGCTGTCTAACGGCGTTTAGCGTCTACCTATATCATGGCATAGGTCGATAGGCGAACGTCGAAAATCGCTGTATCCCTTGCCACGCCTGGGCTGTAGCGGTGCTACTTATTGCGGTTATATACCCATAGCATTCTTATAACTAAAAATTATATTGACTTTGTGTCTTACCTGTGATATTCGCGCTCACCCGTTCCTCTCTATAGTTTAGCCTATAACAAAAAGCTATAAGCATATAACAAATTGCTATAAAAAAGATGTTGACAGTATATTGTCACGCTGTATAATGACCCCATCAAGACAACAAACACACAAACAAAAGGTGACACACTATGAAGAAGTTTCAAAAGCGACACACAACAGCAACCCGCATATGGTCTAAGAAAGTAACTCAATCAGTACTAAAAGACTTTAGAAACGCTGGTCTGATAGTAACTAAAATCCCCAGCGGTTATGAAGTGACCAATAAAAACGGGGTATTGTTCCTACAGGCTATGAACGGGAACAATAGCTACCTAATCCGCGCCGTTGACTTTGTACTGGCCTAAACCAAACGCCCCGCAAGGGGCAAACCAAAAGAGGTGACAAAATGAGAGACTACAAAGCAGGCGATACAATCAAACTACACGGCGACCGAATGAACGGAGACGGGCATATATTCATACTAACAATTGCGGAAGTTTACCCGGAGAAGTACGACATTGAACATGACAGCTTCGTTCCGTTCCTATCTACGAAAGGCCACCAGTTCGCGCATGATAAATTGATAACTAAAAAATATACGTCAGTCGGCCAATACTTCTACGACGTTGAAATAATCAAATAATTAGTTGCATTAATTATGCCGGTGTATATAATAGCCGGTATACTCAAAACAACTAACACAACTTAAACAAAGGTGATTAAAATGGACAGAGTAACTAAGAAAGATTTATACGCACAGATTGAGTGGTTAAACAAGCAGTTCAACGTCGAAGATGGTGCGGTCGGTTCCTATCAGTTAGACTGTGCTTATGGCGGGTATCGCTTGGTTAAGTTAATCAACAGCGGCGGCGGGCAGTCAGACGTCCAATATTACAGGGGTACAGCCCGTGAAACTATGAATTTTATTCGAGCTTACAGTGCGGGCGCTGAAGCGGTACAGAGAGAGGTGACAGCGTGAATAATGCAAAACGTAAACAATTACAACAGGCGGCGCGTCGGGAGGCGCGTTTGAATCTGGCCACCAGTGTAACGGGGTGGTCAATAATAGCAGGCTTGGCAGCATTTACATTGCCCATAGGCTATAAAGTGTTGATTGTCTTAATGACGATTTAACGGCTTTTAACGGTAACAGGTGGGGTTGCATAGGGTAGCCCCTTATAATGTCTTAGAATTGATTATATGAGGTTTTACAGCATGAGTTATACAGAGTTTAAGAAACAGCACGACAAATTAGTAACGGAGATTGTTTTTACAGAGTCACGAATATTTCATTGGCAAATTGAGAGACTGGTCGAGCGTCTGGAGCGTTTACGTTTGGACAATCAAAAGCATTTTAACCAACTATTGAGGGCTTTATAATGACTAACAGATGCAGAGTAAGCGAAGAGGACGCGAAAGATACTTATTTTAACGGCGTAGATACGGACGTAGATGTAGGGGAAGTTCGGGATAAGTTCGGGGCTATGATGCTAGAAGTTACCATGATGACCGAGGTGCTATTCAGAGATAAGAACTTTGAGCCGGACGAGGACGACCTGTACGCCTTGGAACACTTACACAACGAATTAAAATACTATGAGAAGGTGAAGAAGCTATGATTACAGATAACACCACAGAGAACGACTTACTAGCTGAAACCATAGAGGAGCTAGGGCAAAGCCTAACGGAATTACAGCTAGTGATAAACGATATTAAAGAGCAGGTAAACTATAGAACGGAGGATAATTAATGCAGGACTTAGAAAGCAAAATTATTGCATGGCACGAGGCGCGAAACCTAATCGAGGGGAGTAGCGACCACCAACAGTTTGAAAAACTACTGGAAGAGGTCGAAGAGTTACGCCTCAATATAATGAACAGTCAGGACATCAGCGACGATGTAGGGGATATTATTGTCGTGTTAATTAATATGTGTGAGCGTAATCAATTGAGCCTGTCAGAGTGTATGAGTGTAGCGTATAACGACATTAAAGATAGACGAGGGCAGATGGTCGATGGACTATTTGTTAAAGAGAGAATAGACGAGAGCAGGAGTATACAAGATGCAGTTTAATGTGGCAGGAATGTTTTTAAACATAGAGCCTAGGTTCGGCGTAGGGTTGGACATAGAGAGCGTAGAGAGCCGCCCGGTGTGGATAATTAAGGACGGAGAGTTAGGCACGATGGCCTTTGATGGGTTGGTCTTGCTAGTGCCCTTCTTTATTGTTACACTAGGGAACGTATGGACGGAGGCTGAGGAAGAATGATTATTGTTGAGACGTTATTTTATTTGGGTTTGATTCTGTGCCTCTGTTGGGGCATTAAAGAAACTATGGAGCATTGGGACAATGAGCAAGATTAAAGAGCAGTTGATTGGATATGAACAGAGCGACTGGGTAAGTAAGGAAGACCACGTACGCATTACTGAGGTTGAGGAGTACTTATTCTACGCTATGACAGTAGCAGACATGCAGCAGGCAGCTAGACAGCACATACGCCACGACCTGTACACTACTCCCAAGGAGGAGTTTGAAAAGATACACTATGACACTATAGGAGTGCATACAAAATGAGTAGATGTAAAGCGTGCGACACTATCCTGACGGAGACTGAATGTAAGCGCATGGACTATAACACGGAAGGGGAACATTTAGATTTATGCTTTAGTTGTATGGTAGAGAGCAATAAAGCAATCCTAAATGAGACTGGAATACTCGACCAAACAATAAATGAGACATTGGAGGAATTAGGGTTTGACGTGAGCAACAATTAATGTTATAATATTCTTATGTTATGTTCTTTTATAATAAACTAAAAGCAACTAACTAAGGTATACTTAAGTAGGTAATTTAATTTAACAACAAAAGGTAATTGATATGTCAGCACAAGTATTGGAAGGAACAGTAGCATTTGAGAACCTGACCGAGCATGAGATGTACAATGGTCAATCCACTGGTAAGTTCTCTTTGGTGTTGTCTTTAGATGAGGCGGACGCCGAGTCATTAGATGCAGCAGGTGTAAAACTACGTGAGTACGAAGGAACCAAGCAGCGTAAGTTTGCCAGTAAGTTTGAGGTAGGTGTCCTAAACGCCGATGGTACACCCTTTGCGGGTCGAGTCCCCCGAGGCTCCAAAGTACGTATCCTATGGCAGGAAGGGTCTCCACACCCGGTACACGGAACGTCCACCTACCTTAACAAGGTGAAGGTCTTAGAGGTCGCAGAGCAGGAAGAGGTAGCGGACTTTTAACTATGGATAAGTCTACCTTCCTAAAGCATGAGTCATGCCCCAAGTGTGGCTCAAGCAATAACTTAGCAAGGTACTCTGACGGACACGCACACTGCTTCAGTAGCGGTTGCGGGTATTACGAGAGGGGCAACGGAACTGCCCCGTCAGACTTTGCACCACGTACACAGACAACAAAGGCATTTGAGATGACAGGAGTAATAGCGGCAATCCCCGACCGCAGAATCTCACAGAGCATAGCGCAGAAGTTCGGCGTTACTGTGGAGTTCTCACCAGCGGGACAAATTGTCAAGCATCACTACCCGTACTATGATAAGGACAGCAGGAAGCCTACAGGGACGAAGGTTAGACAGGTAGAGACCAAGGGATTCTACGCGACAGGGAACTTCGATAACGTAGGCTTGTTCGGTCAGCAAGCATTCAGGGAAGGCGGTAAGTACATTACCATCACCGAGGGAGAGGCAGACGCACTAGCAGTCAGTGAGATGTTCGACGGCAAGTGGCCGGTAGTGTCTATCCGCTCAGGGGCAGCAGGAGCAGCCAAGGACATCAAGGCCAACTTGGAATGGCTAGAGTCATTTGAGAACGTAGTGATATGTTTCGACAATGACAAGGCAGGACAGGAGGCGGCACAGTCGGTACTAGGATTGTTCACCCCCAACAAGGCAAAGAACGTCGTACTATCCTTGAAGGACGCAGGGGATATGCTCAAGGCTAAGAAGATACAGGAGTTCACTAGAGCATGGTGGGACGCTAAAGCCTATAGGCCGGACGGGATTGTCTCAGGTATGGACACTTGGGATATGTTGCAGGAGCAGAAGGACATCAAGTCCATACCGTATCCTTGGCAGTGCTTGAATGAGTACACCCACGGATTCAGGCCAAGGGAGCTGGTCACGATAACGTCAGGGTCGGGCATGGGTAAGTCTCAGATTATGCGAGAGCTAGAGCATTACCTGTTGAAGAACACCGAGGACAATATCGGTATCTTGGCGCTAGAGGAGGACGTACCCAAGACTACGCTGGGCATTATGTCCATCGAGGCTAACAAGCAGTTACATCTACCGGACGTTAGGAACTCTCTGGTAGAAGGTGAGGAACGTGGTTACTGGGAGAAGACATTCGGGTTAGACAGGATACACTTACTCGACCACTTCGGAAGTACCAGTGAGGACGACCTGTTGGGACGCATCAGGTACATGGCTAAAGGCTTGGACTGCAAATGGATTATCCTTGACCACCTTAGTATTGTAGTCAGTGACCAAGCGCAGGGAGACGAGCGTAAGGCAATCGACAGCATTATGACCAACCTAAGGAAGATAGTGCAGGAGACAGGAGTCGGGTTATTCTTGGTGTCACACCTACGGCGACCATCAGGGCAGAAGGCGCACGAGGACGGAGGTAAGATTAGCTTAGGAGAGCTACGGGGTTCAGCAGCCATCGCACAGTTAAGTGATATGGTGATTGGACTAGAGCGAGACCAGCAACACGCAGACCCGGACACACGCAACACTACGTGCGTAAGAGTCCTGAAGAATCGGTTTGTTGGACTCACAGGGGCGGCTTGTTACTTGTATTACGATAAGGACTCAGGCCGTATGATTGAGACAGCTTGTCCCACAGAGGATAACGTGGAGTTCTAACATGGTTAATAGAGTCAGTCAGTATCAGGTAACAGAGACAGACATTGCAGACCCTGTAATGATAGAGGAAGCAATAAATGAGTTAAAGAGACTAGGAAAGAAGAAAATATATCCATACGGTGCAGGTCAGATATGTTTCCACCATAGGAAGTGTTACTTCTTTATTTCACCTCATACAATGAAGTGGACACCTAGACACAAAGCACATTGTAAGTGGTACTCAGGTTACAACAGCATTGAGGAAGTTTTTGATTCCATTAATGGTTGGTGTGATTATAGAGACAGGAAACAGCAGGAGTCCTAATGAAGCAGATAGTCTTTGACATCGAAGCGAACGGCCTAGACCCTGACAAGGTATGGTGCATCATCGCTTACGAGAGGGACACTAAGGAGTACGTAGAGTGGTCAGGAGACAGCCTACTTTGTTTCAAGGACTGGATTAAGGAGCAGGACGAGCTAGAGGTCATTGGTCACAACATCATTGGCTACGATATTCCAGTTTTGGAACAGCTGTTGGGCGTAGACTTCAGCAAGTGTAAAGTTACTGACACATTAGTCATGTCCAGACTGACAGAGCCATCACGACAAGGCGGTCACTCATTGGAGAACTGGGGTCAGTTACTAAATCAACCGAAAGGAGAACACTATGATTGGGATAATTTTTCTCAGGATATGGTGGAGTATTGTAAGCAAGACGTTAGAGTTAATGAACTTGTGTACCAGAGACTACTTCAACAACTTACTGGCTTTGGAGATAAGAGCCTTATGCTTGAAGGTCAAGTACAAGGGATTATTAGCCAGCAAATTAAAAGCGGCTGGTTGGTAGACCAAGAGAAAGCGTTTGTACTTTTGGCTGAGTTGAAGGAGAAGAAGTTTGACCTAGAGGACAGGGTACACGAGAAGTTTAAACCACTACCGACATTCATTAAGGAGATAACACCAAAGGTTAAGAAGGACGGAAGCCACTCAGTAGTGGGCTTGAAGTTCTTAGGGGAACAGTGGACGACAGCAGTAGCACCATTTAGCAGACTGGATTATCCAGAGTTTAACTTAGGCTCACGACAACAGATAGGTCGTTACCTACAATACTTCGGATGGAAACCAGAGACCTTCACAGAGAAAGGACAGCCAATCGTTGATGAGAGCGTTCTTAATAAGGTGAAGGGTATACCGGAAGCGGAGCTTATTGGTGAGTACCTTATGGTACAGAAGCGCATTGCGCAGATACAAAGCTGGCTGGACGCGGTTCGAGACGACGGTAGAGTGCATGGTTATGTCAACGCCAACGGCGCAGTAACAGGACGTATGACACACTCAAGCCCCAATGTT